TCTCCAAAAACAAAATATACAAAAACAAATGGATTAAAAAACTTAGCGGAACAAAACCCGAACATAGATAAATCCATTGCAGAAATATTTAGTGATTTTAAGGAGGAAAAATGATACTTTGGTTAATAATAACATTATTGGTTATAGCCAACGGATATTTTATATACCGAGCTTATATTCTTGCTGGTGTTATGGCTGATACCGAGGAGTATATTCTTGAATTAGAAGATTTAACAAAATATATGTTCGAACAAATAAAAAATGCTCGGATCAATATGCAAGAGATTGATCGTATTGGTGCTTTCGAAGAAGATGATGAAGCAGGAACAACGTTTGCTATGTTGAAAGAAGTAGTTGATAATTTAGACAAGGAGTTTAATGGGGAGAAAAAAGAAAAAATCAAATAAATATTGGACGAAAATTACCGAATGTGCAGTATCGGCATATAATCAATCATATGAAGCGCCCGTTCTAAAAGAAAAAATATATAGAAGATTTGTATTTCCAGCATTCATGAAAATGACTGAAAATTTAATTAATAAAATGAAATGTGAATATATTGATTCTTCTTTTAAAGATTTACAAACAGATTTAGTTACTTACCTTACTATTAGATTAGATAAATTTAATCCAAATGCTGGAAAAGCGTATTCATATTATACAAGAACATCATTTAATTATTTAATTGCAGAGAATCAAAAGGCATATTCAAAATTAAAAAAGAGAGCAGAACCAGTTAATATTGATGATCAAAGAAATGTAATAACTGAAATGCATAATACTGAAATGCAGGAAACTTTAAAGTATTTTATGGATGCCTATGTTGAATATTGTTATGATAATTTAACTCGTATATTCACAAACCAATCAGACATTCATGTAGCAGATTCGATTCTACATATATTTGAAAGCAGAGAAAATATAGACGAATTTAATAAAAAAGCATTGTACGTATTTATTCGAGAGAGAACCGGATTGGAAACTAACAATATAACTAGGGTTATTAAGGTATTGAAACAAATTTATACAGAAAAATTTTTAGAATATGAACAAACTGAATTCGTGAATTTGCCCTTCTGATATTTATTATTAAAGGGACTTATCATGGACGAGAGAGATGAATTATTCAAAGGAAAAACTTTTTCTGATTTAATGTCAGATGTTTACCACAATTCAAAAAAGAAAGATCGACAAATAAATCAGTTGATTTCACAACTACATCCATTAATACGGAACGCCTCGGACGCTACAATAATTGTTCCGTTGATTAAGGAATATCTAGATGTAGCAGTTAAGAATGATGATCATTTAGTAAAACTAGCTGCTGTTGTACAAAGATACATTACTGCCACACAAACTATTTCTGGAGAATCTTCCTTATTAACCGAAGCGGAGAAAATACAATTACTTAAAACGGCCGAAGAAGTTTTTGAGGAAGAATTGTCTGAAGAAATTCAAAAAATTGACGAAGAGGATAAAGAATTAAAAGAAAAAATATCAAACGTAAAAGTATCTTTGGAGAATAAAAATGAAAGTTAATTTTTATTTAGCCGAAGTTATTAAAAGTACTGAGTTTGATACATACATTACTCCGCAAAACCGATATGCAATAACGGCACGTACATATGCTACAGGGAAAACGGAAGAGCTTTATTGTATCCCGGCCAATTCAAACATTAAGCAAATACCACTAATAGGAGAACATGTTTTAATTTTCCAAGGCACAAATCAATTTAGTAGTGTTAACAAATATAGAAATCAATGGTATTACTTTCCTGGATTTAATATACAATCAAATATTAATAATAATGCTCTGCCAGGAATTGCTAAAATGTCTACTTCCAATGTTATGGAATCTGATGCAGTTTCATCACTCGGAAATTCTTTTAAAGATAAATCCGTTTCTTCTCTTCAACAATATGAAGGCGATATTATATTAGAAGGCCGGTTTAGTAATAGTATAAGATTAGGAGGATCTGTTGTATCCGGCAAGTATCAGGTACCTCCGTCATGGGAAGGGCCTGCAGGGGATCCAATAATTATAATATCCAATAATAATATGAAAGTGTCCGAAAAAAATTTTACTATCGAGGATCCTGATCAGGGTTCCGTTATATATTTAACATCGAATCAAAAACTTTCTACATTAAGATTACGTAACCAACTATCTAAATCACAAAGTTATACTGAATTTGATGGTTCGCAAATAGTAGGTGTTGCCAATAGAATAATATTTTCTGCAAAGACAGATAGTATAATATTAGATAGTCCAACTCGTATTACATGTAACACTCCTGAGGTGCGAATCGGAAGTGAAAATGGTAATCATCCACTTGTAAAGGGAAATCTATTAATTCCAGTCCTCATGAAAATAGTAGGAATAATAAAAAAAGGGGTTATAGTTCCAGCTGGCGCCGGGTGTCCAACCCCAGAAGCATTTGAAGAGATCATTAAAGTAACAGAAGATATCGGAAAAATAAACAGTGAAGCACATCGTTTTGATAGATAAAGGATAAATATTATGCCAATAATTGCACCATTAGATAGAATTCCTCAGCTGCCGGGCAAAGCAGTTGATATAATCAATAAACTAGCACAAAAGCAAATCGATATAATTATAAAAAAAATCATGGATGTTATTGCTGATGCCATGAATCTTCCCGATGGAATTCCATGTGATGATCCTAGGATAGATGATATTAAAGAAAAATTGGCAAAGATCATGGAAATGATAACAAAAGTGCAAGAAATGATACCCATTATTCAACAAATAATAGGTGGAATTAAAACATTAGTTGGAATTGCTAAGGCTGTTAAGGCAGCTACATTGATAGGTCCTCAGGCGCCGATTATATTGGCCGGAGAATTAGTAACAGTACAAAATATGACTATTGCAAATGCGACGGTTGCTTTGCAACAGCTAAGTTCATTACCTCCGTATGCACTGGCACAGCTCGAATCTGCGGCATACGGACTTGCTGGAGCAGTTAATGTATTGGGAAATGCGTGCAATGGCGAAGATATTAATGTAGCAGGTGGAATAGCATCCAGCCTAGGGGATTCGATTAATGATAGCGATTATTCTGATTCTATCCCGAATTATCCAGGCGGAGATGGTACAGGTAGATGGATAATGATATCTGGATCTGGTAATTGTATAAATCCATCCCCAGGCCGGCCGCCAAATCCACCAAGCCCACACACCGACACGGCCGGGTGTGTATGGTTTTGGACAGGAGGTGGATATGAAAATCCAGACGGGATAAGTTGGGGGTCGGCCCAGAGTAGGGTTGATGATGCAACAATAGGCACTGAATTTTATACAGAAACAAATGTATCAATAGATGATATAAGACAGCGTGCAAAGGTAATTGCTGACTTAGTAGAAGACCAACAAGATTTATTAAAATCATTGCAGGAAGCTCCTGCCCAATCATATAATGGCACAGATCCTCCTGCGAAAGATACGGGGAAAATTGGTGATTATTATGTCGATACCTATAGAAAAATTATGTACGGCCCTATGGAAAAACCTAAATATTATGACAATAGCCAGACCACCAGTAATAATCATGGGTGGGGCGATGGCATAAAGTATTAATGTTAATATTTATAATTAAAGAAGAAAAATTATGGAACAAAAGAAATTTATTCATATGTTAAAAAAAATTATTAAAGAAGAAGTACGTACCGTTATTAAAGAAGAATTAACAGAAATAATTCAGGAAGGATTAAAGCCTACTATTTCTGAGTTGCAAAATAAACAACCTATAAAAGAATCTGTTGTTTCTAGAAAAACAAATGGTATGTTTAAAAACAATAAATTTTCTGATATATTAAATGAAACAAATTCCTTACGGGAACAAACTACAAATGGAGATTATGCAGAATTAATGAAGGAAGATATCATAATGACTGCAAAAGATGCACCAGGATTTGATATGCGTAGGCAATCATTTAAAGAAGCCATGGGAGTTTCAACTCCTGTACCTACTACAATGGAAGATACTGAAACAGGTAAAACTCTGGCTATAGATCCTATTATTGGCAAGGCACTTACAAGAGACTATTCATCCTTGATGAAAGCAATAGATAAAAAAAAGAAAAATAAATAATGGCATATCAAATCGTTGAAATAGATAGCAATGAATTAACACCAAATAGAGCTATTGGAGTTAAATTTCCATTCAACGGGCCGGGCATATTCCAAAAAACATATACTACCATAGACCAGGCAAGCACTAATGTTAAGAGTTTGCTCTTAACCAGAAAAGGAGAACGATACGAACAACCAAATTTTGGTACAGATTTATTAAATATTTTATTTGAGCCAAACGTATCCGAATTAAAAAATTTTATAACAGATACTATTACTAATGCCGTAGATTATTGGCTACCATATATTGATGTAACAAAATTAGAAATTGTTACAATGGAAGATGATCCAACGTTACTACATGATATTAAAATATCTATTGCATTTACTGTAACCGGTACTAATTCTGAAAAAACTATAACAATATTTGCAGGACAAGATGGAATATTAAAAATTGAATAAGGATATTAATAATGGAAGTAAAAAAAGACGTATCGTATTTAGGAAAAGATTTTGGTCAATTTAGAAAAAATTTAATTGACTTTACAAAACAATATTTTCCTAATGATTACAATGATTTTAATGAATCATCTCCCGGTATGTTATTTATGGAAATGTCTGCATACGTGGGAGATGTTTTAAGTTATTATGCTGATAATAATCTTAAAGAATCATTATTAGAACAGGCGTCGGAGCGAGGAAATATATATGACATTGCAAAATCTCTGGGGTACGCTCCAAAAAATGCGATTCCTGCTTATACAACATTAGATATTTATCAATTAATTCCGGCTACTGGTAGTGGAAATAACGTTAGACCCGATTGGAATTATACATTATCAATTAAACCAGGCCTTCGAGTCAAACAATCTAATGGCAGTGCTGAATTTAGAACTATTGATTCAGTGGATTTTGAATTTTCTGGATCTGGTACAAATCAGACAGAAGTCACAGTATATGAAAGTGATGGCAATAGTCTTCCTACATATTATTTATTAAAAAAACAAGCCAAGGCTGTATCTGGGGCTGTCAAAACGGCAACCTTTACGTTTACAGGTCCAAAACCATATGATAAAATCGTATTGGGTGATACCGATATTATTGATATTATTTCAATAGAAGAATCAGACGGAGATAATTGGTACCAGGTTCCATATTTAGCACAAGATACTATATTTCAAGAATTGCCTAATTTATTAGAAAACGATCCAGATTATGTTCAATATAGATCTTCTTGTCCTAGTTTATTAAAACTTTTAAAAACATCTAAACGATTTATTACTCGTCTTCGTAGTGATAATACATTAGAGATACAATTTGGTGCTGGAATTTCTGATAATAATGATGAGGAAATAATACCAAATCCAGATAATGTGGGAAATGGTTTGGCCGGATTTAGGAAACCAATAGATGTAGATATCGATCCTTCGAATTTTTTATATACGAGAGCATATGGCCAGGCCCCTGCTAATACGACACTAACTGTCACATATACAACCGGTGGCGGCGTTGCCGACAATGTTTCTACAAATGTTTTAACTAAATTAGAAAATGTTGAATATAATGATGATCCTAATGCAACAACTAGTGGTGCACTAGTCAATTTTGTAAAAGCAAGTGTAACAGTAAATAATATATTTCCGGCAACTGGTGGTAAAACATCTGATACATTACAGGACATTAAAAATAACGCACTAGGAAATTTTGCTACTCAAAATCGATTGGTAACAAGAGATGATTATATTATACGATGTTATTCAATGCCGGCAAAATTTGGTAGCGTATCAAAAGCTTATATAGTTCCTGATGATCAACTTTCTCAAGGGGAATTTGAATCTACTAGGATACCCAATCCATTAGCAATGAATTTATATGTACTAGGAGTTGATTCTGCAAAAAAATTGACAACATTAAATGGTGCAATTAAAAATAATTTAATGACGTATTTAAATTATT